GTGATTATTGTTGATTTAAACCAGACTATGATTTCGAACTTTATGGCTCAAATAGGGAACCATACAAACATCCCGATTGAAGAAGACTTGTTGAGGCATATGATCCTCAACTCTATCCGTAGCTATAATGCCAAGTTCAAGGCAGAGTATGGTGAGATGATCATCGCATGTGATGACAAGAAGTATTGGCGCAGAGATCTGTTCCCATACTATAAAGCTAATCGTAAGAAGGCTAGAGAGAAGTCTGAGATCGACTGGAATGCTGTATTCGAGATCCTCAACAGAGTTCGTGATGAGCTCAGAGAATTCTTTCCATATCGGGTCATCCAAGTGAGCACTGCAGAGGCAGATGATGTCATTGGTGCACTGTGCCAAGAGTTTGGTAACACAGGGGAACCAATCCTAATCATCTCTGGAGATAAAGACTTCCGGCAGCTTCAATCCTACATGAACGTAAAGCAATATGATCCCGTTCGTAAACGCTGGCTGGAAGAACGCAATCCCACCGCTATCTCAAGGAACATATCCTTCGAGGAGACCAAGGAGATGGTGTACCTAACTTCCTTTCTGGGGACGATACGTTTGTAACTGCAGCACGGCAGAAACCAATCCGCAACGCCAATCTAGACAAGTGGCTCGATCTCGAGCCAGAAGCGTTCTGTGACGAAGGAATGCTTCGTAACTATAAGCGCAATCAACAGCTTGTAGACTTTGACTTCATCCCAGAAGATGTAGAACAAAATATCTTGGCTGAGTATAAGGCTCAATTAGGTAAGGATAGGACTAAGCTGTTCAATTACTTTATAAGTAATAAGCTTAAGAACCTAGTAGAAACGATCAACGACTTTTAATTAGAGGACTAACTTGAATGAAACGACCAGGTATTGCCGAGATCTTGCTATCAGTATCCAACCGACTAGTCGGTGAAAGACAGACTGCACTTGCACACCATGCACCTAATATGTCACTCGTTATGCTTCTAAAGTATATGTTTGATCCTAACGTTAAGTTCCTATTACCAGAAGGGACTCCTCCGTTCAAGAAGAACGACTTCCTTGATCAGACCGGCAACTTATACTCTGAGTTCCGTCGGATGTACCTATTCATCGAAGGTGGTAATCCTAACTTGACCAACAACAAGCGTGAGATGCTATTCGTTCAGCTACTAGAGATGCTGGACAAGGATGATGCTGCACTAGTTGTTGCTATGAAGGATAAGGTCTCTCCTTATCCAGGTATTACATATGAGCTTGTTCATAAGACTTTCCCCGGATTGTTACCTGAACCTGATACTAAATCAACTACTAAGAAGCTTAAAGCATAAGGATCGATGGACTAATGAGTAAGACCCGCAGAACGTACGATGCAAAGTACAACGACGAATACGATAATTACGATGAGTTTTCTTATGAAGAATACAAACAACATAAGAAAGAGAAGCGGATATCGCGGGCACTTAAAACGTTAGATATTGATGATCTATTAGAAATGGAAGACGACGTATGAGTTATTGGGGATACCACCTACTTCTAGATTGCAGCGGCTGCAAATTAGATGCTATCACAAATCCTGAAGTCCTGTCAGAGTGGGTTAAGACTCTGGTCAAGGATATCGAGATGGTACCATATGGCGAACCGCAGGTCATCCATTTTGGCCATAATGAACGGCACCTCGAAGGTTGGACAGTGATCCAACTTATCGAGACATCTAACATCATCGCACACTTCAATGACCATACCGGTGAGGGATATATCGATATCTTCTCATGTCGTCATTTTGACATTGATACTGCAGTCGATACAGTAGAAGAATATTTTGAACCTACTAAGATTCGAAAGACATTCTTGACCCGGCAAGCGGACTAGAATTATAAATATCCTTAAGGAGAACTGATGCCTACATATAAATTTTTAAATCATGAGACTAATGAGGAGTATACCCAGTTTATGGGTATCTCGGAGGCAGACACTTTCCTGGAAAACAATCCCCATATCGAACGGATGGTCAATGGTGCTCCTATGCTGCATAGCGGTATAGGTCTCGGTGGTGGACTGAAGGTCGATAGTGGATTCAATGACATTCTTAAACATATCAAGAAAGGCAATAGTCGAGGAATCACCCAATCAAACATTGAAACTAAGTAACTTCATTATGCGCAACAATCAAGCGTAAGGAGTCATAATGACTTTAGAAAACAGAGCCTCTAAGAGACAAAAACGCCAATCTAACACTGCTAACAAGGGTCAACTTCCAAATAACGAACAACGTGGACTATTCCTAAAAAACATCAATCCTATGACTGAGAATCAAGCACGCACATTCGATGCGTATGCCGACAATAAACATCTGATGCTACATGGCTCTGCAGGCACAGGTAAAACATTCATCTCCCTCTATCTTAGTCTCTTAGACGTTATGAAAGGTCCAGACGATTTCCATAAAGTGGTTATCATCAGATCAGTTGTACCTACTCGGGATATGGGATTCCTCCCAGGTTCTGCTAAAGAAAAATCTAAAGTTTATGAAGCTCCATACTACTCGATCTGTTCCGAGATGTTTGGACGTGGTGATGCATATGAGATCCTAAAGACAAAGAATCTCATCGAGTTCCAGACTACATCTTTCATCCGTGGTATCACATTGAATGACTGCATCATTGTCGTTGATGAAATGCAGAATATGACTGGTCAAGAGTTAGACTCTATCATCACACGTATCGGTGACAACTGTAAGATCATCTTCTGCGGTGACTTCCGTCAGACTGACCTTGCTAAGGATGCTGAACGTAGAGGTCTATTAGACTTCATGCGTATCATCAAGAAGATGAATGCATTTGAGTTCGTAGAGTTTACTCGTAACGATATCGTTAGAAGCTCATTGGTCAAGTCATATATCATTACTAAAGAAGAACTTGATCTAAACCCGCATTAATATGTGTACTTTAATTGCGGTTGTGCTATAATGGTATTATAATCTTAGAAGGAAATATGATATGAAAAGCGCAATCGCAATTTTAGTTACCCTTGGCATGCTAGCTTCTCCAGCACATGCACGAGATCGGGATGACTATCGTCATTATCAGCACGAAGGTCATCAACATAAGAAGTCTAATAACAATGATGCCATTGCCTATGGCATCGGTGGATTAATCCTAGGAGCAGTTATTGCCTCCTCATTAGAGGATCGTCCTAAGCAACAAGCATCACCTCAGTATGTCTATGACACTGAACGTGCTGCGTACGAACGTGGTAGGGCCGAACGAGCCCGTCAAGAACGTGAAGCAAGGGAGCAACGTGCATATCAATGTGGTTACTACGGTAACTGCTAGAATGCACTTTCGTCATGACTTGATAGATCATCTAGATCTTACCACTGTAGAAGCCGACGGAAAACGTTTTTATCAGACTGAGTCTGGTGAGCGCTTTCCGTCGGTGACTACTATGCTCTCAGCGACCGTGAGTAAATCCGGTTTAGATGAATGGCGAGAACGTGTAGGCGAAGAAGAAGCCTTACACGTCATGCGCCGTTCCGGAACGCGTGGTACCGCGATGCACAATATGTGTGAAAAGTACCTCCTCAACGATCCTACCTATAACCGTGGCGTCATGCCGTCCGTCCAAGTGCTATTCAATCAAGTCAAGCCCGTGCTGGATGCTCATGTGAGTCTTGTGATGGCCACTGAGATTCCTATGTTCTCGCGTCACCTGCGGCTCGCTGGACGGTGTGACGTCATAGGTGTGTTCGATGGTAAGAGATCTATCATCGACTACAAGACCACCAATTGGGCCAAAGATATGGATATGCTAGAGAGCTACTTCGTCCAAGAGGCATGCTATGCCATCATGTTCGAGGAGTGCTATGGTATACCTATCACACAGCTGGTCACCATTTCAGCCGGTGAGAGTGAATATGAAGCTCAGGTGTTCATCGAACACCGAGACACATGGGCTCCAAAGGCACTCGAATTAATTTCAATCTTTTATGAAAATAACTGTGTACTTTAATTGAGAACGGTTTATATTAATAATATAAGCTGATCACAAAAAAAGGAAATTGATCATGAAGATTCTAATTGGTGACCGGGTTCGTTGGGAATGCATCGATGGTCCCGTTCGTGGTGAGGTCGTTGGCTTCTTTAAGAAGTGGAGCTCCATCACCGAGCACTTTGAGACTCATCTCAAGATTGAGCTAGGTGATGGTACTATCCAAGAGCTGGGTACTCGTCCAGCATACCTTGAAATGATGCAGTTCAAGGTAATCTTCCGTGACGGTGGTTGGCAGAAGATCAACGCCGAGCTAGAGGCCAAGGCCGACGCAGCTCAATTCCAAAAAGAATATGAGGGGGTTGCGTAATGGTCAATTATAAGGACTATAATGATTTCGATAAGTTTTTGATGGATAATGGTGACGCTCTTGATCGGGATTTGATCCACGGGGAGTTTAATAATAAACAATTGCAG